AAATTGCAACAGTCCCTAATGTATCTCCATAGTTTACGCCGCCAAAATATGCAAGTGTAAACACAAGGTTGATAAGACCGAGTTTGGCTTCTAAACGTTCAATAAGTTCAATGTCAACAATGTTATAGTCAATAAATTTTTGATAGTCACGCTCATAAAGTTCAGTAAGTGTGCCATATTCACTATAATCAATCTTGTTTTGTCCAAGTACAACTTCAGCAATAAAATCAAGACGATAAGACTCTTGGGCGCCATAGGTATTTGCTGCAAACTTTTTAAAGAGGTCAAGATAGTCTAATTGCTGAATTCCATATAGGTTGTATAAGAAATTCTCTTTACCTTTAATCATTACAGACTTTTGTTCAACAAAATTCCATGGCGACATCTTTTTTGCAGAGTCTTGACCAAGTACACGAGAGATGCGATTGACGAGATATGGAATATCAAACAAACGAATGTTCCAACCGGTAATTACATCTGGTGTGTTTAGTGTGTCTGACCACCAAGATAAAAAATCTGTCAACAATTCAGATTCGCTATCAAATTGTTTAAATTGTTTTTTCAAATGAGGAATACTTGACTGCGAAGGGTCATAGTTCTTTAAGCCCCAAACAATATAATGATCGAGCCGACTGCTCTTAAGTCCAATTGCTGTTATTTCTTGATCAGCCACCGATGGCTCTGGGAAACCGTTGTCAGACTTACACTCAATGTCAAGAGAAACGACATCAACTTTTTTAGGGTTATACTTAATTTCATTTGGAAATTCTGCCTGAATAAAAGCAGGTATATGACGATCATTTCCATAAATTTTAAAGTTATCAATTCCTTCATAGCTCTTAATAAACGCACGGCAATCAGACATGCTCTCAAACCGCATTGGTTCAAGAGGCAACCCGTCGAGAGACCGCCACTTTGCATTGCTATCCTTACTTTCGAGATACATTACAGGACGAAACCTGTATGTTGTATAAATCTTTTGTCCGTCTTCGTCATATCCCCTGTACAGGAGAGTATTCATCTTTCGCTCGATGCAAGTATAGAATCCATTAATCATGTAAGAGCATTATAACATAAACCGGCAAAGATGTAAACAACAATCTTTGCCGGTTTAATTTTATGTATTAATTTTTATTTATTTGTTTATTACAATTTTGCGAGGTTTCTTCTCTTCTGGAACCTGTTTCTCAAGCGAGATTGATAGGATTCCATTTTGTAGAGAAGCCCCACTCACGACGACATGCTCTGCCAACGTGAAGCGCCGAGTAAATTTACGTGCGCTAATACCCTTGTGGGCATACTCTCTTTCGTCTTTTTCAGACTTTTCACCAGTGATCACTAGCGAATTTTCTACAGTTTCGATGTCGAGTTCCGACTCAGCGAATCCAGCGACTGCCAACTCAATGACAAACCTATCTTCGTCGAGTTTAACCACGTTGTGGGGCGGATAAACATTCGAATTTTCTTTGTTAATCGAATCAAACTCTTGAAAGAGTTGATCAAACCCAATGCCAAACGGTCTATACGTTGTACTTATTTTCATTTTCGTTTCTCCTTTTTAAGCGAGTTTTATATATGTTCAGCAGACCCATTTCTGGCATCTACTGGTACAACCACCATGGTTATACAACTTTATTTATATTCAGGAAGTACAAATTCTTTGAAAGAAAGTAATTTTCTACTAGAAATTATTTCAAAGAATGTTTTTGCAGATTCTGAATTTAACTTTTTATAGTCAAATGATACTGCTGAGTATATTGGGCGATAGTGTAGGGTACGTTCCTTTGCAACTAAGAGTAGCTGACCAGTCGTAACCATGTCTGCCTTTTTGATGTCTCCAGTTCTGATCGGATTCATAAACTTATCATCGTTTGGCTTTTGAGACATCGCTTCAAGAAACTCATAAGGATCAGATATATCATTGTCACGAAGATAATTGTTTACTATTTCCCAACGAGTCTCTGAACTTTTACGAGCTGCTTGCAGATGAGTATCTGTTGCCTTTTTACTGTATCCAAGAAGTGGCAGATCGATGCCATGATTCGTACGTACGCAATGATCTTCTTCTTGGGTTATTTCCTTTAAGTTGTGTATATACTTGCGTGGATTTTCTGCAGTAGCATCATCTTTTTTAACAGTAAATCCACCTTCGAGCAAATAGCATTTTTCTGGATTAAACACGAATGTAGCTCCAGCTAATTCTTTTTCTATAAGATATTTTGCTGCTGCTTCAGGAGTCTTCATGCGAAGAGCATTGCGTATTGCAAGACCGTCTGGAGAAACGATTGGTGTTTTTTTCTTATTTTTAGAAAGCACCTTTTCTCCTTCTTTTTCATCGCTCTTTACGCTGAATGAAGCGCTTATAATTGATAGTCCATATTCGTTGACGCCTTCTGTCCAACGAGTAGTTTGGTCGTCGATAAACAACCTTTGAATGCCATCACGGTTAGAGTTAACTACTTTAATTTCCGTAGGATAGTTACGATCGCGATTTTTTGCACCTACCCAACCAAACTTTTTAATGTATTTTACTGCTACTACGCACATATGTGATAATGGTTATATTATATTTATAATACTACGTTTTTACCGTGTTTTTACCATCTTTCTTAGGCCATTTAACACTGACAATGCTAATTTTGCGCTTGTAGGTCCTGGCCATGGAAAGCTTAAACCAATTACTCCAGTAACAAATAGTAATAACATTCGCGTACCCTCTGTGCCTGCAAAAAGTGTTGATAGCGCAAAATTTCCTGAAAGCGCAGCTAGTATATCAGAAGAGTCAAAGTCATATGACAAATCACCAGTAAATGACATATTCAACCAAATATAGAGTAACAGACCTGCAACAGCAAAGCCTCCTATTCTTTTTATGACAGGATGTTTTTGTAGCCAGACGTCTAGATCACGAAGTGCCTCCTCTGTCCATCTGCCAATTTTAGTTTTTGAAACATATTCTGCGATTGCCCGTTGTATTTGGGCGTATGCTGCAAAACCAGCCTTTATTGATTTCCAAAGATTAGCTAAGTTAAAACGTAGCGCACTAAAAAACTTAAAAACCCGACTGTCTTTAAAGAGTGTTAGAGTGTCTTGCAAATTTGCTCCAGCAGTTGATGCAAGAGTCTTTATAAAGTCTAGTTTGGCTCGTACTCCAGAGGTCAAGCCATTTAAAACGTTTTCAGTCAGCTCGGCAGTTTCAAGAAGTGACAGCGCTTCGTAGTAGTCATGCTCTTCTTGAATTGAACAGGCGTTATACTCAACGAAGCTTTTCATACCTTTTTCTTAACGTTGCCAATGCTATATTTTGAACGCAGGTCCCAGTTGAATTTGTCTCTATGAGAGATAATTTTAATTTGTTTTAGACTAGTGGTATCTTTCACTTGATCTCTATTGACAATTTCAAGCAAACCCCAATCAGAAAGAAGAATTGTAATTGTATTTCGGCGACACATGTCATCATACATAAATGTAGATGGCTTGCCGTCAAGCATAAAGAGTTCCTTAAAGTGCACAATAAAGTAGCGCCCTTGTTTATGCAAGATATGACAACTTTGAAAGAGTACATTCTCTTCTCGCTTAGAAGATACACCAATGCGAGAAAGAGTTTCTTTAATCTTTAAAAAGTCATCAGGGTCATTCAAATATACCTCAAGCATCTGAGGCGGTGACCAATCAACGATATCTGTGGGGGAAAGTGGTACTGTCATAACGATATACTATATTTATAATATATCGTGTTTACAATTTACCGTGCTCTACTTTTTCTAGCAGCCTTATTCTTCTTGCGGCGTTTTTCTACTCGCTTTGGAGACAAGTTCTTTTTGCCAGAAGATGTCCTCCAGCCTCCTGCCATCATACGTTTAATAAACTTAGACGGATCAATCTGAAGTTTTTCAACTGGGGTGTCTGACAATACTTCTGCTTCAATTACTTTTTCGTGTGCTTCCTCCGACATCTCTTTTGTTTTTTAGTTGTGTTAGTTGATTTTGAGTAAACAGGCTGAATACTGCTCGCGCCTTTTCAGCACTATACGAGTATTCATCCATAATACATTTTATATATTCAGAGTCATCTGACTTTTTTGCCCATTTGCTAAATCGCTTACGAGGACGTGTACAATGTTTTAAAAAATCATACTGCATCTTGTGCGGCAAGAATGCTCGTCTATTCATTTCATTTGCAAGTAGTATAGTATCATTAAAGTATGACAGCCCGCGATTGACTATAAAGGGCACATACTGTTTATCTAGACTATCATGATCAAGGCTTTCACTGTTATCTGCTCGCGAAGCTTCTAGTAAATTTTTACCACTTTGACCTTCATTAATGCTATTAATAAAGTCAAATGGCGAGAGTTTTTTATTTTCTACACCCATTCAATATTTCCCATTAATTCGGTCATACATGCAACCATGTTTAGTTCTTTGTCAGCCATAAATCCTGCTTTGTAAGAATAGTCGGCAAGAATAAGAACTGCAGACGGAATAGAAGATGGAGCGACAACATCATAGAGTGAATCATAGAGTTTACGAAAAACAACTGCACTATCGAGTGTGCTATTATTTACAACCCATGATCTCATCGACTTGAAGTCTTTGCTTTTAAGGTAACGAGCCAATTCAGCAATACTCTGATCTGACATACCAACCAAAATAGCAGTTGGAATCTCACCACTCGTGCTGTATCGTTGACACTCATTGAGCACTCGTCTCCAGTCTGGGGCATAACGAATGATAAGTTCAGCAAGAGTCTGCTCATGATACTTGATTCCTTCAGTCTTAAGAATAAAGATCAACCGTTTCATAAAGTCACCAGCAAGAGAAGCCAACGACTTTTTAGTAGTATTAAATTCAATTACTGAACAGCGACTGTGTAGTGGTTCGATAATCTTATTCTTAAAATTGCAAGTGAGGATAAAGCGACAATTGTTGCTAAACTCTTCGATAAACCCGCGCAACGCAGGCATTGTACTCTGGGGGTTAAGATAGTCAGCCTCATCAAGAATAACTACATTGTATCCGCCATTTAATGATACTGTTGATGCAAACTGTTTAATCTTGTTGCGTAGTACATCAATACCACTTTCTTCAGAACCATTGATCAACATATAATCAAGGTTCAAGACATTACACAGCGCACGTGCAACTGTAGTTTTTCCAAGGCCTGCAGAGCCAGCCAATAATAGATTGGGGAGTTGACCTCCCCGCACTATTTCATTGAATGTTTTCTTTAACTCTGCTGGAAGTACACAATCATCAATCGTCTGGGGACGATACTTTTCTAC